CAATCTGCAATCGTGCTATCATTAAATTCTATTAATCAAGTTGCATTTACTGTTAATGGTACTGCAGTAATCACATCTACTGATGTAGTTGCAGTGAATACGTGGACACATGTTGCATTATCACGCGCCGGTACATCATCTAAAATATTTATTAACGGTGTGCAGTCAGGGTCTACTTATACAGACACTACTGTGTATATTCAAAGTCCTGTACGCATAGGTGCTCGGTTTGATAACACATTAGGATTTACTGGATATATTGACGGTGTTAGAATTTGTAAAGGTATTGCAAGGTACACTGGTACATTTGTAGTTCCTAGTTCAGAATCATTAGGCGATTTATCTACAGTATTATTATTACATTTTGATGGAAGTAACAACTCGACTACTATTTTAGATAATGGTATTACGTTCCAGGACATTAGATCTTCAGCAGGTGGAACTGCAAGTATTATTAACTTTGCAGACTATAGCGATTTTGGTGTTGAATTACGATCAATTGGATCTGCAAATATATACGGTACTTACGGCGTATACGCTGACGGTGACGGAGTTGTACTGTTCTTAACTAGTCACAACTTTTCATATACTGGTTCAGGGAAAGACTCATCAAATACTCCACATAATGAAGGACCTGAAAATCCTGATGTTGATCCATACGAGATTGTAAAACTTAACAATGCTCAAGTTTATTACACGACTATTAATGAAGAAGGTGATTTTAGAGTTGGCGATAGCTTCTACATTGATCAGCATAGTGGTGATGTGTTATTCAACAATCAAAATTTAACAATTACAAGTACTACCGGTGTATCTTTTAGTGACGGAACACATACTACATCTATTACATCGCAAGATATTACTACTGGTAATATTAAAATTAGCGGTAACACGATTGAAAGTTTGTCAGGCAATATAAATGTAACTGCAGCAAACGGTGCAATTAATTTACAAAATAATACATATGTAACTGGTAATTTAGATGTTACTGGTGATGTTACTATTGGCGGAAACATTACAATTGGTGATCAATCTACTGATACTGTTACATTTACTGCTGGAATCACAAGTAATATTGTTCCAGCAACTACTGCTTTTTATGATTTAGGTACTACTAATTTACGATGGAACAATGCATTTTTAAGTCGTGCAGAAATAGATGGGTTAGTAATTGACAACAACACTATTAGCACAACATTAAACAATGATGATTTAACATTAACTGCAAATGGTAGCGGACAAGTTTATGTACCGTCAAATAATGTACAGATTGATCAAAATTTAACAGTTACTCAAAATTTAACTGTTACAACTGGTACTACTTATTTACAAGATGTCGGAATTACTGGTGATATTACTCAAACCGGTGATATTACTCAAACTGGAGACATTAGTACAAGTGGTACAATTACAGTAACTGGGAATATCACAAGTACAGGTGACTTAGAGTTACCAGAAATTACAATATCAAATAACTCAATTTACACTAATGTAACAGATACTGATTTAGAAATTTTTGGAACAGGTACCGGTGGAGTCATTGTTGAAGGATTAAAAATTACCGATAACGGTATTGCTAGTATCGCAACCAACTCTGATATAACATTAACTCCACAAGGAACAGGCGGAGTTATAATTGATAGTACTACTAGTTTAAAAATTCCAGTTGGTACTACATTAGAAAGACCGTTATTACCTACTAACGGAATGATAAGGTATAATACTACATTATCTAGATATGAAAGTTATACAGTAAAAGTTCCTGGATCTATACTTTCGGCAGTACAATATGATACCATTGCTGGATTTATTGGACAAACTGGTATTGTAATTATCGGTGGAAACAATGATGCACGTTGCAGTATTAGTATAACTGGTATTACAATTACAACTCCTGGAACTGGATATACTACAGGCATCGCTACAATCGGCGGCGGAACACGAATAGTAATAACGGTTGACGGATTTTGGTTACAACTTAGCGGAGTTATAGATAATAGCGGTAATACTCGTATATTAGCAGAATCATCACCTGGTGCTAACGATAACATATTATATTTTTATGCTAATAATCATTTAACAGCAACTATTGACAACGAAAAATTATTTACAGAAAGGTTTCAAACTAATAATTTAGATATTAATGGTAATACCATTACTACGTTAGTAGCTGATACTGATATTAATATTACTGCATCAGGAACCGGTGGAGTACATCTTGGAAATTTACGTGTATCTAATGATACAATAACAAATGTAGTACCAAATGCAGTTACTGAATTTGTTAATAGCGGTACTGGTTATGTTAAATTTGCAGGAACTGGCGGGGTAGTAATTCCGGTTGGTGATACTGCAACTAATCGGCCGTCTAATCCAGAAACTGGCATGATGAGATTTAATACTGCATACGGTGTTGTTGAATTATTTAACGGGTTAACATGGAACAGTGTTGCAGGTGACACCGGCGGTGTTACTACTGCTGCAGCAAACGAAATTGGATTAGCATCCGCATTAATTTTTGGATAAGCAATGGCTACATTTTTAAGAACAACAGTAAAGAAAGATATTGGAACTACTCCAATTCAAGCATTAACCCCAGGTGCAACTAGTTATTTTACAGTCATCGGGTGCAATTTAGCAAATACTACAGACAATGAAATATTTGTAGATATTTCAGTTACTGATTCAAACGGAGTAACAGGTGTATATATTAACAATTTAATTATTCAACCGTATACTAGCTCTAAAGTTATTACTAACGGCGAAAAATTAATTATAGCAGGCAATTGTATCTTAACAATTACTAGCGATACTACAAATAGCGTAGATGCAGTAATTAGTTACGCCGAAGTTATATAAGGAAATAACATGAGTAATAGCAATAACGTATATGGTCAATCAACTGACGATTTAGGAGGTGCACCTCGATATTTGTATGCACTTCGCAGAACTGATGACGGTGACCTTTATATTTCAAAAGTTGATCAGTTAAGTAATACTGATTCGATTCAAATAAACGCTCCTGGAGACGAAATTGACAATTTTACTGAATTTGATGTTGGGGTTGATTTCTTGGAAGGACGCGATATATACCATAATTTAATCTACCCTAATTTAAATTATGAACAAATGAGATGGGACGACAGAAACATTTATTATTACATAAACAGCAATGGCGAATTTGTAGCTAGAGTAAATCAAAGATATAGTTACAATGGTCCCGACAATGCGTAATAAATATAAAATATATTTTAAGGAATTAACAAATGGCAGAGTTTAAATTAGGACGACTACGTTTTGTTTGGCAAGGTTCATGGATCACGTCACACGCGTATGTTAAAGATGATATAGTAAAGTACGGCGGTAGAACTTATGTATGTTTAGTTGGGCATACATCAGGTGCGTTTTATTCTGACTTAACTGCAGCTACACCAAAATGGACAGTAATGTCAGATGGTGTTAGTTGGGCTGGATCATGGGCACCTAGTACTGTATATAAAGAAAATGATATTATTAAATTTGGTGCAAAGAACTATATTTGTATATCAGGACATACTTCAAGTGCAACTGCTAACAGCGGATTTTATTCTGATTTAACTACACACTGGACATTATTATCAGATGGTTATGTATTCATTGGTACATGGGGTACTTCTACATTTTATAAGATTGGTGATATTGTTAAGTTTGGCGGTAAGAATTATATTTGTACATCAGGACATACTTCAAGTGCAACTGCTAACAGCGGTTTTTATGCAGATGCATCAAATTGGACTTTACTAACTGATGGCCAAACTTGGATTGGTGCATGGGGTACATCTACATATTACAAAATTGGAGATATTGTTACTTACGGTGCAAATGGCTATATTTGTAAATTAGGGCATACTTCTAGTTCAGTTTTAGCAGGCGGATTTTACTCTGATCTTTCAACAAACTGGGATCCGTTAACTACAGGACAAACTTGGAAAGGTACATGGACAATTTCTACATATTACAAAATTGGTGATATTGCTAAATTTGGTGCAAAAGAATATATTTGTACAACTGGACATACATCAAGTTCAACTGCAAATAGTGGGTTTTATTTAGATTCTGCAAACTGGTCTTTATTAGTAGACGGTGTTTCATGGAGTGGTTCATGGAGTGCAACTACTTATTATAAAATTGGTGACATCGTTACTTACGGTGGAACTACTTACATTTGTCAAACTGGCCACACTAGCGCAGCTGCACTTGAAACAAATCAATCAAACTGGAATGTTTTAGTCAACGGTATTAATTTTGTAGGTGATTGGTCTCAACCGGTTGCGTACAAAGTAAATGACGTCGTTAAGTACGGCGCCGATGTATGGATTTGTAATACATCTCATACTTCAAACAGTACATTTAATACTACAAACTTTAGTATATTTGTTGAAGGATTGCAATATGTAGATACCTGGAACACAGTTGACTCATATACATTAGGTGATGTAGTTACATATGGTGGTTATACTTACGTATCATTAACTACAAATAACGTTAACAATACTCCATCATTAAGTTTAAGTAATTGGAGCCCAATTACTACCGGCTTTAAAATGATGGGAGATTGGTCTAGTGCAACTGCATACTTAGTTGGCCACGTTGTTAGATACGGTGCGTATACGTATGTTGCTACTATAGATAATACTAACACTGCACCGCCAACAAGTACAAGTACTTGGACATTATTAAGCACCGGTTTAATGAGTAAAGGTGCATGGACAAGCGGTACTGAATACAAATTAGGTGATGTTGTATCATATACTTCAACATCATATTCATGTATTTTATCTCACACTGCTGCTGCTGGCAATAGACCGGATGCGGATATAACCGGTACTTATTGGACACTATTAGCACAAGGCAGTGCAAACTCGTTTAATACAACCGCAGGCGATATTACATATAGATCAGGTAGTGGATCTGACACAAGATTAGGAATTGGATCAGACGGACAAGTATTACGTGTTATGAACGGATTGCCAACATGGGATGCATTTGGTACTATTGATAACGTATTTTATGTTTCTACTAACGGAACCGATGCTGCAGATTACGGCCCTACATTAGATAAACCGTGGAGAACTATCAACTATGCATGTAATGCAGTTACTAACGGTGTGTTTAATCCTAATGCTAGATTCTTATTAACTGCAAATAAAAACTGGATGGTAAAAGAAATGTATTATTGGATGCTTTATCAAAAAGCTAATAGTAATTCACCATTTACTCCTAGTTCAGTGTTTGATGCAACTAGAACTCAACGTGATGCAAAGTATATTGTTGATGCAATGATTTACGATATTTCTAGAGGCGGTAATAGTCAATCAGTTGAAACTGCATTATCATATTTTTCTCCAGGTAGTACTAATACACTTGTTAATACAACCGTAGCAGCTGAGATTGAATACATTAAGGCAGCTATTACAAAATTGTTAGGATTAACAGGAAACGCACTTAGCAACACTGCCCCTGCACAAAATTATCAAACACTAATGTCTGCTCCGAGTCCAGTATCGCAAACTATTAATTTAAGCTACACTGCTGAATCTGGGGCAAGCACTAAAATAACAACATTATTTGGAATTATTACTACCGCACTAGCTGCAGTTAGTACAACTTCGATTCCAATAGCTAACCAAGGCGAAACTGCAACTATTTTTGTAAAAAACGGTACATATGACGAAATTTTACCAATTAGTATTCCGCCTAATGTTGCATTAGTAGGCGACGAGTTACGCGGTACTATTGTTCAGCCAGCTGCCGGTTACTTAACATCAAACATGTTCTATGTTAGAAGTGGTTCTGGTGTTAGAAATATGACACTTACTGGTTTAACTGGTACGTTAGGTCCTGTTAATAGCTATGGTACGAAACGTCCAACTGCAGGTGCATTTGTTAGTTTAGATCCAGGTACTGGTGTTGACGATACATCAGTATGGATTATATCTAGATCACCTTACGTTCAAAATGTAACAACAATTGGTACAATGTGTGTTGGTTTAAAAATCGATGGTTCATTACATAGTGGCGGCAATAAATCAATCGTTGCAAACGATTTTACACAAGTTATTAATGACGGTATTGGTGTATGGTGTACAGGAACAAATGCTAGAACAGAACTTGTTTCGGTATTTACATACTACAACTACATTGGTTATTTGAGTGAGTCTGGTGGTAAAATTCGTGCAACAAACGGTAACAACTCATATGGTACATTAGGATCAGTTTCTGAAACATATGATGCAACTGAAATTCCAATTACAGGTACTGTTACTAACCGTGCTCAACACGCAACTATAACAAATGTGTTAACTGACGGTAACAATATTTTATGGTTAGAATATTCAAACGCTGGTCAAGGATATTCAACAGCAACATATTTAATTACCGGAACAGGATTTAATGCATCAGTTAGTTCACCTAACATCTTTAACAATGCAATTGCCGAAGTACGTATTGCCAACGGCGGTAACGGTTACATTAGAGCTGTAAACTCTGCGCAAACTGGTGATTCAACTACGATTACATTATCGGCTGCTGATACTGCAAGCTCATCACAATACATTGGTATGAGAATAATGTTAACTGCAGGTAAAGGTACTGGACAATACGGCTATATTCAGGCATTTAATGCAGGTACAAAAGTTGCTACGATTTATAAAGAATCAACAGGTACTCCGGGTTGGGATGTTGCGGTCGCTGGCACACCAGTCCATGCTGCATTAGATTCAACAACAACTTATAGTATTGAACCGAGAATTACATTTACTGGAACAGGCGGTTCGGGTGCAATGGCTAGAGCAGTTGTTTCAGGAAGTGCGATTAGTGCAATTAGAATCATTAATCCAGGTTCTGGATACACTGGCTCTATTACAATGAATATCATTGATCCGAATGCATCAAGCGCAGGTACATACACTGTAAGAAAACAAAATGGAGTTTTAGGACAACCAACATGGGGTAATAGAGGTACTAGCTATACAACTGCACTTGCTACTATTACAGGTGACGGTGTTGCTGAATTCTTACAAACTGGTTTTTATTTAACAGCTGAATCACTAACTGATCTTCCTACACCTGGATCATCAATTGCGATTGCTGGAAATACTAATTTCTATGCTGTAGTTTTAGTATCTAGTCAATCTGGATCAGCTGGGAATTACACTGCAACATTACAAATTAATCCATCTTTATCAGTTGCATTAGCTCCTGACCAAGGAACTGCTGTAACTATAAGAGCTCAGTACAGTCAAGTACGATTAACTGGACATGACTTTTTAGCAATTGGAACAGGAAACGTTGTTTCTACAAACTATCCTAATAACCCGTTAGTACAGCCAACCGCTGCAGCACAAGTTACACAAAATGGTGGCGGACGTGTATTCTATACATGTACTGACCAAGATGGTAACTTTAACGTAGGTAATTTGTTTACTGTACAACAAGCGACTGGTATTGCTACTTTGAACGCTAGTAATTTTAACTTATCTGGATTATATAGTTTACAACTTAGCGGCAGTGGAGCAACGATTAGCCAATTTAGTACAGATGGCACATTTACTGCAAATAGTGATGCATTAATTCCTACACAACGAGCAATTAAAACATTTATTGCTAGCCAATTAGGTGCAGGTGGTGCAAACTTAGCAGTAACAAGTTTAACTGCTGGTAATATTTTTCAATCTAGTAATGTAATTACTACATTGAATAACGTTGATTTAGTAATTCAACCAGCAGCTGGTAACAAAGTTCAATTCCCAACCGGTGTTAATCACGGAACTGGATCTACGGAAAACTATGCAGCAGGATCTGCAATTACACACGAATCTGGATCAACTGATACCTATGCAGCAGGTTCACAATTAACCTTAAATGGTACTGCAACACAAAACACAGCACCAACAAATCCAACTGATGTACCAAATAAACAATATGTTGATCGCGTTTTAACGCTAAACAACCTATGGACATCAGCTTGGTGATAAATAATAAAAACGATCTAGGAGTTATAATAAAATGACAACAGCTTCAAAATTTGGCGCACAAGACTTAAATGGTAACCCATTTAACTACCAACAATTAGTTGCACCGGTATCAGCAAATAATGTAGTAGTAAATGCTAACTTTGCAAACAGAAATAGTACTGATGCAAAAGTTAGATTAGCTGCAACATCAGTACCATTAGTGTCACAAACTGTGTCTAGTACACAAGGATTATTGCCATATACAACGACTGCAAGTGCATCGTCGGCAACCATTCCAACTATTCAAACATTAACAATTTCAAATACTACAGTAGCAACTAATCAATTAACTACTGCGTCTATTTTAGTAACAAGCACTAGTGCAGTAACGAATAACATCAACTGTATTAGTACTGCTACACTAGTGATTGGCGACCCTGTTGTGTTTTCTAATTCATTAGGAAATTTAAATGCTAACACTGTTTATTACGTAGCATCGATTCCAAGTATTACAACATTTACTGTATCATCTACATTTGGCGGTATTCCTGTTACTTTAGTTAATGCAACAGGTAATATTAATGTTCAAAAAGCTACTACTAACTTATCAGTTAATAGGCCAGTAATGTTTACTGGCGGTGCATTTGGTGGTATTAATACAGGTACTACTTACTATGTTTTAACAGTTGATAGTTTTACAACATTTACAGTATCAACATTTCCGTCCGGTCCGGCAGTTACGTTGTTTACTGCTGCTGGCGTAATGACATTAACCATTACTACCACTCTGCCAGCTGTATCAGTATCATCAACTGTTAGTAGTAGTGCAGTTAGTACATTGCAAGCATTGACTATTAGTAATACTACTACAAGTACTAACGTCTTTACAACTGCATCAATTTCAATTACAGGTACTAATGCTACTGGTAACTTGATTACTACTGCAGCAAACGGCACTATTACTTTAGTTATTGGACAACCTGTCGTATTTACTGGTACAATGACTGGATCCGGTTTAACTGCAGCAACAGTGTATTATGTTCAAAGTATTCAATCAACAACTACATTTACTGTTTCAACTACATGGGGCGGAACAGCAGTTGTACTTGGAACTACCGCTATAACTCCGATAATGCAACAAACAACTACTAACTTGGTGTTAAATCAACCAATGATGTTTGCAGGCGTGACTTTTGGTAACGTAACTGCAAATACAACATATTACGTTGCAACAATTCCATCGCTAACAACATTTACAGTATCAACTATTCCATCCGGAACTGTTCTGCCATTATTAAATGCAGCCGGAACTATGATATTTGAATCAACATCATTATCACCGACAATTAGCGTTAGAAGTACTGCATCAACTGTTACTCCTGGATCAATTGCAGTTATTTCTACTACAGTAACAACAAACATAATTACATGTGCGAATACATCAACATTAGGTATTGGACAACCTGTTATTTTTAGTAGCTCATTTGATGCGATTATTGCAGGTACAACTTATTATGTTTCTACTATTCCAAGTATAACAACATTTACTGTATCTTTAGTACCAAACGGCAGTTTAGTGACTATGGCTGGCTTAACAGGACTTAATATCTTAGTTTATCCGCAACAAACATTAAATGTTGGGTTAACTACATCAGGTTCAACTGGTCTTACTACTGCTGCAATTAATATCACTAATACTACAGTTACTACTAACATTGTTACAGCAACATCGACACTCGGTATGTATGTTGGCATGCCAATTACGTTTATTAGTTCAATTGGTAATATTATAGCAAACAACTTATATTATGTATTATCAGTACCGTCTGCTACAACATTTACTATTTCTGCATCGCTTACCGGTCCAATATTTGTTTTATCTACAGCAACTGGCCCAGTTACTGCATATCAAGCAGTTACAAATTTGCAAGTTAACCAACCAGTGACTTTTTCTACAGGTTCGCCTACACAGTATTTAAGAATTGGTTCTACTGCAGCATCTGGTAACTTAATTACTACTGGTGTAGTTGCAACTGTTTCATCTACTGCAGTTAGTGGAAGTATTATTACATGTAATGACACATCATTATTAGTTCCTGGAATGCCGGTACTATTTGGTACTGCTGGCGGCAATTTAGCTACTGGTACAACGTATTATGTAGCAACAGTTCTGTCTAGTACTACATTTACTGTAACTACAACATCACGTGGTAATCCAACTTTAGTAACATTATCTGCTGCTACTTTTTCAAGTACTGTAACAGTGGCTACTGCTAATATGATCGTAAATCAACCAATTGTGTTTACAGGATCTGGTGTAGTAGGTAACATTGTTTCTGGTACAACTTATTACGTAGCATCGATTCCGTCTACTACAACATTTACTATTTCAACTGCTCCAGGTGGTACTGCATTTACATTAGTTAACGGAACGGCTACATCATTATATAGTATGGTTGCTGATGTTACTATTCCGGGATATCCGTTAACTGTTGGTGCAACTACTGTTACAACTAACGTAATTACTACTTCAACTATTAGTGTTACTGCAACTAATGCAACCGGCAACTTAATTACATGCGGTTCAACTGCTACATTAGTTGTTGGTCAATCTGTAGTTTTTGCAGGTACAGTAGGTGCTTCATTGTTAGTTGCTGGTACAATTTATTATGTCCAGAGTATTCCGTCAAATACTACATTTACAATTAGTTCAACATTAAACGGACCTGTATTTACAGTTGCTACAGTTGCATCATTAACTATGACTGTACAACAAACTACAGTAGAGTTAGTTGTAAATCAACCAATTGCGTTTACAGGTACTGCGTTTGGCGGTGTTGCGGCAAATACAATTTACTATGTAGCTAACGTAGTATCATCTACAGGATTTACAGTATCAGCAACTATTGGCGGGACTGCGATTACGTTGAGTACTACAACTGGTACATTAACATCTAATCCACGATTGCTAGGTAACTTATTACCAACGCAAACATATTATGTTCAAGGTGTAATTGGTTACAATTCATTTACTGTATCTGCAACAAACGGTGGACAGGCAATTAGTTTCTTAAGTACAACATTTGGTATGATGAAAGCATCTTTTGGTTTGCAAACATTTACTAATTCAAACGTATTAACAACTAATTCACTTACTGTTACTGCAACTACTGTTGGTACTAATGTGATTACAATCGCAAGTACCTCTACATTAACACCAGCTATGCCAGTTGTGTTTAGTAATAACTTAGGAACACTTGTTGCGAATACTGTATATTACGTAATATCGATTCCAAGTACTACAACATTTACAGTTAGTGCAAGATTAAATGGTTCAGTTTATCCAATGCAAACTGCAAGTGGTACTGTATTCTTACAACAATCTACAGCATCGTTAGCAATTAACCAACCAATTGTGTTTACTAGTGGAATGGCACCATTAACGATTTCATCTACTACTGCTAGTACTAATGTATTAACTACTGCGTCGATCAATGTAACTGCAACTAGTTCAACTGGTAACGTTGTTACGTGTTCTTCAACTTCGACATTAGCAATTGGTATGCCTGTGGTATTCACTGGTACAACAACTGGTTCTAACTTAACTGCAGGAACAACTTATTATATAGCAACTATACCTACTGGTAGCACATTTACTCTTGCTGCAACATTAAATGGTACAATTATTACATTAGGTAATACATCAATTACACCAACTGTACAACAAGCTACTACTAATTTAGTTTTAAATCAACCAATTGTATTCTCAGGTACTACTTTTGGACAAATTGTTGCGGGTACAACTTATTATGTGTTAAATGTTACATCAACTACTTCATTCACTGTGTCGGCAACTATTAACGGTTCTGTATTCTCGTTGTTAACTTCGTCAGGTACAATGACTGCTGGTTTGTCAACATTTGGCGGTATTAATCCGTTCGTTACATACTATGTTGCAAGTTTGCCTACTTTAACGTCATTTACAGTTGCAGCATTTCATAGTGGTCCTTCAGTTGCTTTAACTAACTTTAATGGTTTAATGAATGCGACGGTTACGTATCCAATACCTACATTAGTTATTTCTAACTCTAGTTCAACTGGTAATATTCTTACAACTGCATTAGTTGCAGTTACTGCAACCACTACAACTAGTAACGTGATTACATGTGCAAGTACATCGACATTTGTAATTGGCCAAGCAGTAGTGTTTAGTGCATCATCAGGTGGTTTAATAGCGAATACTACATATTATATTGCAACTATTCCAAGTTCAACAACGTTTACTGTATCTACATTATTATACGGACCAATATTAGCGTTAACTACAACTGCGCCAACTATGAATGTACAGCAAGCAACTAGTTTGTTAGTGTTGAATCAACCAATTATGTTCACATCTGGAGGTGGATTTGGTAATCTTGGTAACTTTACTACATACTATATTCAGAGTATTCCAAGTTTAAGTACATTTACAGTATCAGCTGCATATGGTGGTACACAATTTGTATTAACAACATCATCGGGTAATGCAGGTATTGCTAATGTTGGGCCGTACACGCAGTTTAGTGCAACTACTACTACAGTAAGTTCTAACATAATAACAACAACACCGTTATCATGCAGCGGATCAATTGCAGGAACTAACTTAATAACTACATCAGCATCAACGTACACACTTTCAGTAGGGATGCCAGTAGTATTTAATGGGTCGTTTGGCGGCATTATTAGTAATACTGTGTATTATGTACAAAGTATTCCATCATTTAACACATTTGCAGTTTCGTTAACTCTTGGTGGTCCGCAAGTTATTTTATCTAATACTACAGCTTCTTTATCCGTATTCCAATCAGTTAGTAACTATGTGATTGGGCAAGGAGTTGTATTTACTGGAACAACGTTTGGCGGTATTACTGCCGGTGTTACATATTATATACAAAGTTTACCAAGTTTAAGTACATTTACAGTATCGGCTACACCAAACGGTTCTGCAGTTTCATTATCATCATCTTCTGGTGGATTTATGACATATACGTTATTATCAACTAACGTTACTGCAGTTAACGCACTTGTAACCAGTTCAATCACAGTTACAGATACAACAGTATCAACTAACGTAATAACATGTACTAGTACATCTAGATTAGTTATTGGTCAATCTGTTGTGTTTAGTGGTTCGTTAGGAGGTTTATTACCTAATACACCGTATTATATTACAGCAATTCCAAGTGCAACTACATTTGTAGTATCGTTAACATTATATGGTATTCCTGAACAATTAACTACTGCATCAGGAAGTATAACCGTTCAACAATCTACTGCATCATTATCAGTTGGAAACCCAATTGTGTTTAACAGTTCAATTATGCCAGTTGTAGTTTCATCGTCTAGTGCAGGTACTAACGCATTTACAACTGCAACTATTGCAGTTACTTCTACTGCGTTAGCTACTAATTTAATTTCGTGTGCAAGCACAAGTACATTAAGCATTGGACAACCAGTAGTGTTTAGTGGTGCATTAGGAACAATAGTATCCGGCACTGTGTATTATGTAAAACAAATTTTATCTACAACACAATTTACAATTAGTGCAATATTAAACGGAACAGTATTTGTACAATCAAATGCATCTGGATCAATAAATGTACAACAAGCAACAACTGGATTAGTTGTGAATCAGCCAATTGTGTTTTCAGGTACTGCATTTGGTGGTGTTACAACGAATACTGTTACATATTTTATAAACTCAATTGTTTCGTTAACTTCATTTACAATTTCTAGTTCGTATAATGGTTCAGTATTTGCGTTAACTACTACTTCTGGTACAATGACTAGTACATTTACAGCATTTGGTGGGTTGACTATTAACGCAATATACTATATTGCAAGTATTATTAGTCCAACATCATTTACTGTAACTACAATTTTAGGTACTACTCCAGCGTTATTAACGTTAGGAACAGGATCAATGATGTGTTTACCAATGCAGTCAGTTCCTAGTTTAACTATTGCATCTGTGACAGTAACAACTAACTTATTAACTACTTATTCAACTACAGTGTCAGCAACTGCTGTGGGTACTAATTTTATCACATGTACTACTACTGATAACTTTGCATATGGACAACCTGTAATATTTACTGGTACTACGTTTGGTGGTTTAACTGCTACATCAGTTACATATTATATTTTAAATATTATTGATACTACACGGTTTACAGTTTCGCTAACATTAGGCGGACCAGCTGTTATACTAACGTCTGCTACTGGTACTTGTACTGTACAACAAACTACAACTAATCTAATAATTGGACAACCGATTGTATTTTGGGGACGCATTTTAAATACTATTGTCCAAGGTACTACATATTATATAAACGCAATTGTATCAGCAACTACATTTACAATTTCGTCAATACAATATTTAGGTTATAGCGGTACAGCATTTACGATATCAAGTACCCAAACCGCCACTATGACTGGATTTTATGGTCCTGTACAGTTACCTATGATTAGTAATACCACAGCTGGCTCTAATGTATTTACAACTAATGCAATGACATGTACTTCTACTTCATTATTAGGACCAAATCTAATAGTATGTCAAAATACATATGCGTTGTATGTTGGTATGCCTGTAGTGTTTACATCAAGTGTAATAGGCGGTATTATTCTTAATACAGTATATTATATTGCATCTATTCCAAATGCAGTTTCATTTAGTATTTCATCAGTACCAGGAGGACCGGTTGTTTCGTTGGCGTATAATGCAGGTGGTAGTATGCCAATGTCCCCGTCAACTTCATATCTGTGGATTGGGCAACCGGTGACATTATCTAATAATGCTACAGGTAACTCAGTATTTGGCGGTTCAGTTGTATCAACTACTACATATTACGTTGCAACTATTCCGGCATTAAATACCTTTACTGTTTCGACATTACCATATGGTGCTGCGTTATCACTATCAACTGTTGCATCTAGTAGTTTTCCGTCGCCGATGACAATTATTGCGTCTAGTATGCCAGTTGCAGTTTCAAACGTGTACATGTCACAAACATTCCCAGTCGTTACTACTACAGCAACATCTAACGTGTTAACAATAGGTAATCTTTTAACAAATACAAATGTTCCTATTATTATTACTAGTGTTTCGGCAACTACAAATATTTTAACATGTAATAGTACTGCTACATTATCAGTTGGTTTACCAATTGTTCTTAGTTCAGGTATTGCTGGTTTATTTGCAGGTACAACATATTACATAATGCAAATTTTAAATAGCACTCAGTTTACTCTTGCTAACTCATGGGGTGGACAACAAGCTATTTTAACTACTAGTGGCATTATTGCAAGTAGTACAACTAATCTTACAATTGCAGGATCAAGTCAACTAATTTCTAACGCGTATAACGTAGCATCTGGTCAAACTACTGCTAATTTATACCCAGGTTTACCGATTGTATTTACTGGTTCATTATTTGGTAATGTAACTGCAAATACAACATACTACGTGTTACAAGTACTTAATAGTACAACATTTACTATTTCGACATCAGTTGGTGGAACAGTATTTGCACTTACTGGTACTACTGGTACAATGACATTAACATCTGCACCGACTATTGCTAATGCAGGGATTTCGATTCAACCGTCGACTGCGCAGTTAACCATTGGACAACCATTATATGTAACCGGTGCGGCATTTGGTAATATTAACTCTAATATTACATATTATGTTAATACAATTTTAAGTCCAACAACATTTACTGTTACACAATTTCAATATTCGAACGTGTCGGTTACATTAAGAACTGAATATGGATATATGTATTTTACTAACAGTACTGGCTTAACACCAACTGGTCCTACAAATGCTGCATCATTGATTGCAAATGCTCCGATGATCTTTACTGGTCCTACTATTACAGTAACTAACACACTTGGCACTATTTTAACTACAACTGGTAGTACACGTCATTTAGTTGTAAATCAACCTGTAATGTTTACTGGTTATACAATTGGCGGAATTCAAGCTAATGTGTATTATTATGTGCAAAGTATTCCTACATATAACACATTTACACTTAGTTCTACAGTTGGCGGTGCTGCATTAAATTGGAATAATTCATCTAACCAAATGACAATGCAAGTTGTAAATAATTCAGGTACATCGTTGTTACCGTACAATGCATATTTTGTACATGCAGTGCAAAGTCCATTTACATTTAGTATTGCTACATTGCAAAACAGCGGAGTTCCTACTACATTAACAACTAGCTTTAATACAAACATTGTTCAAAGTAATGTTGTTACATTAGCACCAGGCGGATCTACTGCAATGTTGGCAGCTAACCAATTGTTAACATTTACTGGTAATAGCTTAAATTCTGGTTTTGGTAATATTCAAACATTACCGCTAACAACATTACCGTTTATTGTTACTAACACAACTACATCTTCTAATTTCATTACAGTATCAAGTACTGCAACGTTAGTTCCGGGACAGCCTGTTGTATTTTTAGGTACCACATGGGGCGGTATTGTTGCTAACACAACGTACTATATACTATCAATTAGTTCGTCAAATAATTTTACTGTTAGTTTAACACCATATGGTACAGTAGTTCCATTATCAACAATTGCTGCGGCTGCTTTAACTCCTGCATTTTGGATGGTGCCTGCGTATTATGTTAAAGCAATTGTTAGCAGTACACAATTTGTTTTATCTGCAACACCTAATGGTTCAATTCAGCCGTTACTAACAGGTTATGCAACCGGCGGTAACGTGTTATTAGCTAACGGTCAACCAGTGTTTACTGATTTTATTGAGTTTGATGCGATCATTGCAGGTAATGGTGTGTTAGAACGAACAGGTATTATTGTACCGCCGAACACATATTTGTATGTGTCGAGCAATACTCAACAAGTAACAGCCTTAGCATTAGGCATTCAGGAGGCAGTATAATGGCAAGATATCAATCATTACCAGATAGAGTCGATACAGTATGTTCAACCGTACCTGATCAATCTATGTGCATCAATTATGGTGTTAGAATAGACTGTAATATTACAGTTGCAAATACAAAATGCACATTTTTTGGTATAGGAAACGCCAATAGCGGCACGTGGACCGTCCCCCCTGGAGTGTGCTCTATCGTAGTTGAACTTTGGGGGCCTGGTGGCGGTGGAGGTGGTGGCGGTAATGGCACCGCCTGCACCGCAGGTGGTGCAGGCGGTGCAGGCGGTTACGCGTCTGCAACTATTCCTACACTGCCAGGATGTCAATACACTTGGTGTGTAGGTAATATTGGTTGTTATGGTTGTTGTGCTACACGAGCAACAGATGGAGGTACAACATACTTTTCTGGATTTAATTCCGGCAGTTTGTGTGCCATAGGTGGATTTGGCGCTTGTACCGGTTGTCACCGACAAAACACATGCGCTGGAGATAATTATGGTATTGGATTTCCGTCAGGTAATACTCCTGCTACTAGCCAAATTGTTGCAGTAGGCGCGGGAGGAACTACAGTAAGTGGCACTCAGTGTCATTATACTACTACTAGAGGCGGTGCAGCTCCTATGAACGGTGGTATTGGCGGTGTAGGTACTTTTGCTTATAACTGGGGAGGACATTTTCCAGGTGGCGGAGCTGCTGGTAGTTGTGTTACTACAGCCCAATCATGCGGTGGCTGCGGTGGTGGCGGATTAGTTAAGATATGGTATTAATAGGAAGAAATAATGGGAAGATATAGAACAGAAGTAATCCATACAGATTTAACTACGCATAGCGGATGGAATTGTATACAATCAGTAACAGAAACTCAAGGAGCCTGTTTATTTCAAATATCCGGTAACGGTACGAGATTTACGTGTAATCCAGGATCGGGAATTTGCTGTTTATGGTGTGTTCCGCCTGGTGTGTCATCAGTTATTATTGAATTATGGGGAGGTGGCGGTGGTGGCGGCTCTGCAGTTGTTAATAATTGCTCCACAATAGGTGGCGGTGGTGGTGGCAGTGCATATGCTAGGAAAACATTGCCAGTTGCTGCCGGATCATGCTATACCATTTGTGTAGGTGCAGGAGGTCAAGGCGGCGGCTCATTTACTACAAGTATGCGAGACCAAGCATGTTGCTGCGGTTCAAAAGGCGGAACTACTTATATAACAGGTGCCGGATTAACTAATTTTTGTGCAGAAGGCGGGTTCGGAGGAGAGTCTAGACCGTATAATGCAGGCGGAGTGTTGCCAAACGGCGGCTGGCCCGGAAATGGCGGCGATGTGAATGTACGAGGAGGTGACGGCGGATATCATTCTTCTGGTAGTATATGCGGACCATCTAGCCAAACACTAACATGGGGCGGTTCATCTCCATTTGGTGCTAGAAATATATATATGACATATGACACAACGGCACAAGGGGTTGACTCTGGCGGTAATGGACGGTATGGTGGTATTTGCGGATTTTACGGTTTATTTCCAGGAGGTGGCGGCACTGGGGGTATAAGTAGTTGTTGTACAAATAGCACAGTAATGCCAATGGGAGGCAATGGCGCTCCTGGTTTAATAAGAATTTGGATGTAATAAGGAAAAAATATGAGTGAAAATTTAAGTATAGAAGAAATAGTACCAGAAAAGTTTTATAAAATGGTATGGAAGTCAACTAGTGATAGACCAGGATACATCGAAAGTACAATATACACAGAAGCGCAATTGCCAGTTCATAATAGAGATCAGGTACTTGGCCCAGATCGTGAATTCGTTGAAATACTTCCAGAAACTAATTTTTGGACAATATTGTTTGATCAAGACAAAATTGATAAAGATCATGAATTATGGGACTATAGAATATCTCATTGGGATTGGGATTTAAATGAAGTAGTAATTGAAACTTATCCACCACTAACATGGGACGACATACGATTAAGACGGAATACAATGTTAGCAATGTCTGATAATCAATTTAATATCGATACTCCCGAACCTTTAAAAACACAATGGATAGAACACAGACAATTATTAAGAGATCTTCCTGACAGAGAGTTAGCAGCAAACAGAACACCAGATACTGTATTTTGGAATGATTATTTACCTCCATATCCTGAAAGTGAAAGAGCTGGATTATCAGATGAAGAAGCAGCAAAATGTGTATGGTATGTTCCAGTAACTGTACCTAAGAAGTAAGGAGAGATAATGCCCTATCAAATTTGTTATATTAAAAATTCTCCGTGTTGTACTACTACGTTAAATTGCACCGGTGGCGGCACTGCCAGTACATGTACTACACTTCCGCAGTGTATGCGATCTTTAGAAGTATATGGATGCACTCCGGATTTAACACAAGGTGAATTTAACGATTGTTGTATTCAAGGTACTTTTGTTCCGTCCGGATGTTGTTGTGCGTGGGTCGTTCCTGCAGGTGTATGCTCTATTGTTGTAGAAGTATGGGGTTCAGGTGCAGGCGGTGCAAGCGGATCAAACTGCAACGCAGGACCTGGTTCGGGCGGTGGTGGCGGTGGTTATTCTAGAAAAACAATCGCTGTATTGCCTAATGATCTAATTACACTATGCGCCGGCGCAGGTGGGTTAATGGGACAAAGCGGCGGTAAAAGCGTACAAGGTGTTAGTAACTGCTGGTGTTGCCAAACTACTCTATCAAGCTGTTCTTTTGTTAGACGAAACGGTGTAATGTGTGCTGATTCAGTAGGCGGTGCATGTGCATCATCGCTCGGGGTGTGTTATCATTACTCGTGCGGAAATTGGGCAGCATCTAATAATGCGCCTGGTGGTGATCTAGGATGTTACACTGGTCCGTCGCAGTATACTAATGATGTGCAAAGTTGGGCATCGGCACACAGCTCATATTGTTCAGTTGGCGGTCTCGCTTGCGGACACATGAGTCAATCAGGAGGTGCAACATTTGGCGGAGACACAGTAATTAATGTTTTTCAAGCTCAATGTAATCAATATTTAAGATGGAATATAACTTGCAGAAATTCAGCAGGTATTTTTGGACCAGGTGGTGATTCGTGTAGTGGTAGTACAGCATTTAATGTTGGTTTAAATTATGGATGTATGACTGCTAGTTTCTGTACCTGGGTATGTGATCGTGGCCGTGCAGCACCTCCGGGCAATTTTCCAGGTGGCGGCGGCGGTGGCGGAACCGGTACTTGTTGTGCAGGATATGCAGGCGGCGGTGGTAGCGGCGCTTCAGGATATATAAGGGTGTATTATTAATGACTACAGAAAATGAACAAATAATAGAAGAAGAAATTAACATTATAACATGGGATCAAGTTAGATCATATCGAAACGAGCTGCTAGTAGCAGCTGAAAGTTGTTATAACTTTGATTCCCCTGAAAATATGTTAACTGCATGGCAAGAGTATAAACAAGATCTTCGTGATTTGCCAAACAAATATAAAGATCTTGAAGATTTAAGATTAATAGAATGGCCTCAACGTCCAACTAATTATTTTCAAACGTTAACTTTGTCAAGATATTCTCCGCATTAATCAGTTTTTTAAAATGTGATTTTTCATCCCTATAAATAGCTTTAATATATTATAGGGATGAATTTCATGCACAAAGTTTTTTTTATTAACGGCGGGACTGGCAGAGTTGTAAGTGCATTGCCTGCTTTAGAATTATA